AAACTGATGCCAATACCAAAAAGCATCAAAACAAAACACAGAAAGCAGAAGAGGCTTTACAAAAGTCAACTACTAGCATGGACGAAGGTATTGCTGAACTTATAAAACTATCTAAGCAAAATTCTAATAGTAGTGGCGGTGGCGGAATGTTAGGTGATTTGAAAGTTGGATTTAGTCCTCTTGCTATGATGGGCCAAATGGTAATGAAAGTAATTAGTAAACTTGCTGGTTTTGTAGGTGCTATTGCCTCCGCGGCAGGTGCCGTAGCATTATTTGTTGGTAAGCAATTAATGAAAACCTTTAACTTGATGAATGACAGTTTATCCAACGGAACAGCAGGATTGGTCGGTGCGTACACAGACGGTGCTACTAATATAGCAACACAGGCCAGTTTAGCAGGATTGAGTTTAAAAGAGTTTACTGAAGCATTACAAGAAACGTCAGAAGAAATTATGGTGTTAGGCGCAGAAGGCTATAGAGACTTAAGAAATGCTACAAGAGACGTAGCCGGTGGCTTATTTGACATGGGTTATAATAACGAACAAATGACAAAACTGTTAGGTAGAGAAATATCTATCAGAGCAAGGATGGGTATGCGACTTGATGCCGCAGGAACAAACTTAACAGGCAATGTTGTAGAAGTTGCTAGGACATTAAGGAACGTAGGTAAAGCGGCCGGTATAGCAGAAGAAGATCTTTACGAAAGAGCAAAACTAGAAGATGAAACCAACACTCTGATTGCCGCAAGAGCAAGAGAGTTAGGCGATGATGGCATCTCAGAATTACAAACCAGTATAAGAAAATTAAGTATTAAAATGGTAGGACTGTCCCCGACTTATGCTAGTAGTATTACTAATCCGTTAATAAATGCGGTTATCACTGGTGCTATTGGTCTAGATGAAGGCTTTACAGACCTTGTTACTGTTTTCCCAGGATTAGTAGACTCTATGGATATGGCCCAAACAGATATTCTTAATAGTGGTAAAATTACTGATAGTACAATTAATAGTATTATGGAATCCTTGGTAGATACCACAGAGGATGAATTTAACAGAGCAAGACAACTTGCTTTAATGACTCGAAGTCAAACAGCAATACAGGCTGTGAACTTTGCCAGTGAAGCAAGAGCAAGGAGGTCACTATTAAGCGATTTAACCACAGATGGTGATTCAATGAGAAACATATCGGTTATTAGTGCTCAAGCAGACACCTTCTTTGATATGATGAAAGCACCTTTTGAAAATTCTATTATGCAGTTTACAATGGGAATGCTTGGAGTAAGTAGCACAGGAGAAGGAGCAAATTTTGGTACAATATTAACAAATTTAAGTTTTATGGTAGAGGACTTCCTAGCAATAATTCCAGGGTTTAGAGATATGTTTGTTGGCAGTGGTTTCTTTGCTAGACTAAATAAATCCATCGAAGCATATTTTACTGCCGGTACCGGGGAGGAAAGAGCAGAGGCGTCGGAGCGATTACAAAACTTGTTTGTTGAATTTGTAGACACAATTTCGGCTCGGATAGGAGATGCCGCAAAAGCAGGAGTATTAGGAGACATGATTGCCAACATGTTTAGAAACTTAATGGACCAGATAGTTTTAGCCATTTACGAAGGATCCGATGGTCGAATATTTAAAGAATCGGCAGGCGAGGCATATATAAGAGCAGGAAGATTTAACGAAGCAAAGAAAATGAACGATATGGGTTTATTATTTGGTGGCACTGAAGGAGCAGGTGCCAAGCACGGTGTCCATGGAATATATGATCAATTTATTGCTAATGAGCAAACTATGGCTGACCGATTTGGTGTTGATACACGTTTTATCTCATCGGCCAACAGCCATGCGATGAACGACCCTGCTAAACGGGAAAAATACATAGAGTATGCATTAGAACAAAATAGTCATATGGATCGTCGAGATGTCGAAACTATGATAAGATCGGCACAAGAAATGAGAGCAGAAATGTTCGAAATGGCGCGACAATATGGTTTAACGGAGATGGTTGATATAGATGGCCGCGGCACCATGGTGGAGAGAGGACTAACCTACGACCAGATGGTAGAAAGGTTCAAAGCAGGCGATCAAAACGTCATGGAATTCTTACAAAATTACGCACAAAATAAAAGAAGTATTAACCGCTCATTACAAACAGTTGATTATGCTACTTTTGATCCTACTAAAGATACTATTGCAGGTGATACTAAAGATGGCCAAATAGTAGATAGGCTAGGCTTTGTTGCCGACACTATAGTAGGCCGCTTTTCTGGTACTGACGGAATAATGGCAGGGCAGGCATTCAAGCAAACAGTTACTCAAATGATAGCCAATAAAGATATAGATATATCTGATGGGATAGACAGAGATGAGTCAGAATTAGTTGCGGCGGCAGTTGCGGAGACATATAAAAAGATTCAAACCGATCCTAAAATGAAAACAGATAACAAAATTAATCTGTTAATAGCGGCAATGGAACGATTAATTATCAAAATTGATGACGGCGACGGCAAAGGCGCCACTACATAATCTATCAATATTAAACCCCACAGGTTGACACAATCTGATAAATATAGTATTATATAACTTCAGGAATAGAATATGAGTTGGAAAAAGTACTTTAACCCAGTAGAAAACAGTGCACTACCCAGTGGTGTTGCTGGCGACAAGTCAGGTAGTGCTGACATGTATGCTAGTAGATATAGCAGTTGGTTGCCTGAAGTCTACCAAGGATCACCAGATAGGATTATGCGTTATTATCAATATGACGCAATGGACAGAGATTTAGAAGTAAATGCGGCACTAGATATTATATCAGAGTTTTGTACGCAGGAAGACGACGATACTAATTTACCATTCCTTGTAAAGTACAACGATAAGCCAAGTTCACCTGAAGTTAAAGTTATACAACAGAGTTTACAAAAATGGTGTAAACTAAATGAGTTACCAAGACGTGTATTTAAAATGTTCCGTAGTACAGTTAAATACGGAGATCAAATTTACATTAGAGACCCAGAAACAAAAAAACTATTTTGGGTTGATCCATACCAAGTTGAAAAAGTTTTAGTTAACGAAAGCAACGGTAAAAAAATTGAACAATACTTTATTAAGAATTTAGATTTACATTTAAAAGATTTAGCGGCAACAAGTGTATCACCTAACTCACAGAGACCATATGGTTCGGGTGCTATCATGAGTGACTACACTAATCCACAAGCCGCTTCAGGATTTAAAAGCAGTAGTTCAGGTTTTGGCCCTGACGCCAATAATGCTGTACCAATTGACGCACAACATGTTTTACATATTAGCATGAGCGAAGGCATGGAAACAACATGGCCTTTTGGTAACAGTATTTTAGATCCAGTATTTAAAATTTTTAAACAAAAAGAATTATTAGAAGATGCTATTATTATTTACAGAGTACACAGAGCACCAGAAAGACGTGTGTTCTTTATTGATGTAGGTAACATGCCACCGCACAAAGCACAACAATACTTAGAACGTGTTAAGTATGAAGTACAACAAAAACGTATACCAAACAAAACAGGTGGTGGGCAGAACGTAGCAGACAGCAGTTACAATCCAATGAGTATGTTAGAAGATTACTTCTTTGCTCAAACGGCAGATGGTAGAGGTAGTAAAGTTGACACACTACCCGGCGGTGATAACTTAGGTGAGATTGACGATTTAAAATTCTTTAATAACAAACTTATTAGAGGATTAAGAATACCAAGTAGTTATTTGCCAACTGGACCTGATGATGGTTCAGCACCATTTAACGATGGTAAAGTTGGTGTAGCATATATTCAAGAATATAGATTTGCCAAATACTGCGAAAGATTACAAAGACAGATTATTAAAAGTTTAAACAACGAGTTTAAAGTTTATCTAAGAGCAAGTGGTGTAGAAATTGATAACAGTTTATTTGATATTAAATTTACTGACCCACAAAACTTTAGTTCTTACAGAGAACTAGAATTAGACCAAGCAAGAACACAACTGTTTGGCGCACTAGAAGGAATACCTTACTTAGCAACACAATTTAAACTTAAGAAGTACTTAGGTTTAACAGAAGACGAAATTGCTAGGAACGAGGCACTATGGGCAGAAGAAAATGCTGTTGATATAGATGATATTCAAGCAGATACTACATCATCAGATCTACGTCAAGTAGGTGTTAGACCACAACCAGCGGCAGATGTAAGTATGGCACCAGTTGATATGGGTGCGGCAGAACCAGGAATGGATGCCGATTTAGGTGGTAGCGATGCCCAAGCAGGCCTAGATGAACTAAATACATTAGGAGGAGGCCCAGAAGTATAATGAAAATAATGGAATTTTACGAACCAGCACATGACGAAATTCAGCAACGTCATAGAACTGATACAAGAAAGAAAATGTTAAGTCTTGAAGAAGTTGGAAAACTTAGAAAGATTAGGGCACTCAAAAAACTAGAATCAGAAAAACATAAAAAACTTGCTCAGCAAATGTACAGGAAGCCAGCAGGAGACGACGCCGGCGGCGGCCTATTATAAATCAATGAAGACACTTGTTGTCTGCGGTTGCAGTTGGAGTAGCCGAGACCCAGTATATCCCAATTTTGAATACGGCTTTTTAGTAGCAAAAAAACTAGGGTACAATTATATCAATCTAGCACGATGCGGTATGAGTAACTTTGGTATACGGCTACAAATAGACTATGCTTTAAAACATCTAAATCCTGACTTAATGATTATTAATGCTACAGGAGTCAATAGATTTGAAATACTCAAAGACTTAGATAATACTTACGATCACAACAAAGGATATGATCAAGTATGCTTTGGTGATTTTGATTGGGACCACTTTGATCACGAACATCACATAAACTACGGTAAAACATATGATCCGCAAATATGGTGTGATAGCATTTATACGGTTATTAGCCAAGAAGCAAGACGTTATCAAGACATAGACCCTAGTAGAGTCGACGCATTAAAAGACTTTGCTTACTATGTATTTGATGAAAACATTAAAGCACATAACGATTACTATGTTTTACAAAGCGGCCTTTTAAGCATACTAGAAAGAAAAATACCCTTTTTATTTTCACCTAATACTTTTGAATATTCAGAGTTTGATAAAACGGGTTTGATAGAAGACCATCACCATATAGACAGTTTTAACTGGGACTTCATACCTGATAAATATTACTTAGAAAATGGCGCAGGATACTATGCTCAATTCAATCCAGAGATAATTGATGAAGCAGGTAACAAAACAACACACTACCCTGTAAGCCATCATAACAGTCCATACGCACACTCTAAATACGCAGAACATATACTAGATGAAGTGCATAAAAGGCAGTTATAATAAAAAACTTCAAAAATCACTTCAAAAAGCACCGTTTTTAGAATAAAACAGTACATATCACTTAAATAAAAATACGATATATCGAATCGAGTATCGGTATAACAAAAATATAGGAGAGTTACTATGTCAGAGAACAAAAGTGTACTAGAGCAAGTTCTGGAACATCTACTCGCTGAAGACGAAGAAAAAGCCTCAGAACTGTTACACGGTTTTATGGTTGAGAAAAGTAGAACTATCTACGAAGGTCTTTTAGACGAAGATGCTTTAGAAGAAGCAATAGAAGAAGAAGTAGCATCCGAAGAAACAGTTGAAGAAGCAGAAGAATCCGAAGAAGAAGCAGTTGAAGAGGCTGAAGAATCAGAAGAAGAGCCTGTAGAAGAAACTGTAGCCGGATCACCAAGTGAAGACTTCTATGATGAAATAGAAGCAAATGTTGGCGCAGACGAAAGTGGCGTTAATGAAGAAGAAGACGAAATGGAACCAGAAATGGATATGGAAATGGACGGTGAAGAAGAGTCTGAAGAAGGCGAAGAGGAAGTTGAAGATAGAGTAGACGACCTTGAAGCACAACTTGACGAATTAAAAGCAGAATTTGAAAAGTTAATGGGCGACGAAGAAGGCGACGAAGAAGTTGCTGACGCAGAAGCAGATTTAGAAGATGAAATGGAAATGGAATCTTTTGAAGAAGAAATCGACCTTGACGAAGAAGTTGAAGAAGAAGTTGTAGAAGAAGCAACTACTTTTAGTAAACCTCAAAGTGCTAAAAACGACGCAAGTGGAGATCACACAGCATCACCTAAATTCCCAAAGAAAGAAAATTTCGGAACAGACGAAAAAGAACTTTTTGGAAGTGACGGTAGTGAAGGAAAGAAAGGCGGAGACGCACCTAAAAGTAATCCAGCAAGTGATAACATAGGTGAAAAACCAAAGGCCGCTCCAGCACCTAAGGTTGCTAGTGAGAAATCCGAAAGTCCAATAGCAGGAAAAGTTAAGTAATTAACTTAATATAATTTAAGGAGATTAAGATGGCAAGACAGTTATTTGAATATTATAACCCGGCAGACGCAGGAATCATAGTAGAATCATCTAATGATGGAAAAGATTTATGTATGAGCGGATTATTTATTCAAGGTGAAGTAAAAAACCAAAATGGTAGAGTTTACCCTAAAGACGAAATTGTAACAGCAGTTGAATCCATAGGTAAAAGGCTAACAGGCGGTGAAACTGTACTTGGCGAATTAGATCATCCTACAGAATTGCAGATAAATTTAGATCGTGTCAGTCATATGATATCAGAAATGCGAGTCGAAGGCTCAAATGGATACGGCAAACTAAAACTATTGGATACTCCAATGGGCAAGATTGCCGAAGCATTATTAAAAGGCGGTGCTAAACTAGGTGTAAGTAGCCGTGGTAGTGGTAATGTTAATGAAAGTGGTAGAGTTAGTGATTTTGACATAGTAACCGTTGATATAGTGGCACAACCAAGTGCCCCAGACGCCTACCCTAAAGCGATCTATGAAAGTTTATTCAATATGAGAGGCGGTGCCGCTATCCACGAGATGGCGAAGTCCGTTACACATGACAAAAAAGCAGAAATACACCTTGCACGTATGATGGAATCATTTATACGTGAATTAGAACTCAAATAGGAGATAGCAAATGGCGGAAACAACCACATTTAATGACCTTTTAGAATCTGGAAACTTATCAGAAGACGTTAAGACTCAGATCCAAGAGGCATGGGAATCACGCCTTGCTGAGGCCAAAGACCAGTTGACAGCGGAACTTAGAGAAGAGTTTGCACAAAGATTTGAACATGACAAGCAACAAATTGTTGAAGCCATGGACAAGTTTATTACAGATTCTCTCAAAGACGAGTTAGCAGAATTGGCTGAAGATAAGAAGGCAACTGTAGCCGAAAGAGTAAACTATAAAAAGGCTGTTAGCGAACATGCTAACGTCCTTAACAAGTTCATCACAGAAACATTAGCATCAGAAGTTACAGAGTTAAAAGCAGACAGACAAGCACAAAGTGAAAACTTTGCTAAACTTGAAAGTTTTGTATTAGACGCAGTAGCAGAAGAAATTAAAGAATTCCACGCAGACAAACGTGAATTGGCTGAAAAGAAAGTTCAGTTAGTCCGTGAAGGAAGAGAACAATTAGCAGATGCTAAAAAAGAATTTATTAGAAGAGCGGCGGATAAGGTTGAAGCAACCATATCTTCAGCATTGAAAAACGAAGTTTCTCAATTCAAAGAAGATATAACTAAGGCTCGTGAAAACGAATTCGGCAGAAGAATTTTCGAAGCAATGGCTAGTGAGTATGGAACTTCATATTTAAATGAAAATACTGAAGTAAGAAAACTTAGAGCAGAATTAACAGCACTGAAAGGTGATGTTGATAGTGCTAAAGCATCAGCAGAGAAAATTGCAGAAGATAAAAAATTAGTTGAATCTAAACTCAGAATATCAGAGGATAGAGCAAACAGAAATCAAGTCATGACAGACTTACTTGCCCCTTTAAGTAAGGACAAGAAAGAATTAATGACTGAACTGCTAGAAACAGTTAAAACAGAAAAACTTGAAGAATCATTCAACAAGTACCTTCCAAGTGTAATAAACGAAGAAGTTTCAGTTAGAACTAAGAAAGCAGTCATCAATGAATCAGTGACATCAGAACACACTGGTAATAGATCGTTGGACGGGCAGACCGGCTCCACCAATGAAGAAAAAGTTGACACATCAGTCGTAGAGATCGATGAGTTAAGAAAACTAGCCGGACTTAAATAATAGGAGAATATAATGGCAGAAGCATTATTTGAATCAAATTGGTCCGCAACCAAGGAAGCCTTACTAGAAGGCCTTAACGGATCAAAAAAGAGCACTATGGACGTAATTCTTGAGAACGCAAAAGTTCAATTACAAGAAGCCGCATCCGCAGGTTCAACAATGAGTGGAAACATCGCTTCTTTAAACAAAGTAATGTTACCTCTTATTAGAAGGGTTATGCCTTCATTGATCGCCAACGAATTACTTGGTGTGCAACCAATGAGTGGACCAGTAGGACAAATCCACACATTAAGAGTAAGATACGCAGAGTCTAAAGACTCAGTCGTAGCAGGACAAGAAGCACTTAGTCCTTTCGCATTAGCAACAGCATATTCAGGAACACCTGATGCAACTGCGGCCAGCGAAGGAACAGCAGGTAGCAAAATGTCTATCCAAATCTTGAAGCAAACAGTTGAAGCAAAATCAAGACGTCTATCAGCAAGATGGACTTTTGAATCTGCTCAAGATGCAAACGCAATGCA